GATTCGTAATCTTAAGCGACATAAAGAATACGAAGAAGTTTTTGAAAGAACTTATGAGGAAGTACGAAAAAATAAAGATAATGCAGTAGCTTATATCGGTGGTGATATAGCTCACTCTAAAACTGATATGTCACCAGAATTGATTGACCAATTATCACGGTTATTTAAAAATCTAGCTGACATATGTCCTACGATTATCATTGCAGGTAATCACGATTGTAATTTAAACAATCGTTCTCGTATGGACTGTCTTTCCCCAATAGTAGATAATTTAAAACACCCTAACCTACACTATCTAAAAGATACAGGTGCATATAAATGTGCAGACACTACATTCGTAGTATGGGATTGTTGGACAGATGAAAAAGATTTTATAGAAGCTAAAGACGTAGAAGGTGATACTAAGGTTGTATTATTTCACGGAACTGTAGATAGATGTGAAACTGATTTAGGATTTAGATTACCCTCGGATGTAAAGATTACAAAGTTTGATGGATATGATATGGGATTACTTGGTGATATCCATAAGCGTCAACATCTTAATAAAGAAGAAACTATTTCTTATTGTGGTTCCTTAGTTCAACAGAATCACGGTGAAGGTTTATCTCACGGATATCTTTTATGGGATGTTCCAAAGAGAACTTCAGAATACATTGAAGTAAAAAATGATTATGGTTATTACACATTAGATATTGATAATGGTATAGTTCCAGATGTAGATGATATGCCATCTAAAGCTAGACTTCGTGTAAGAGTTGCTAATACCTCTGCTACAGAATTAAAGAAAGCTCTTGCAGTCATACACGATAAGTATGGTGTAGAAGAGATGGCGGTTACAAGAACTGATACAATCTACAGTAACGATAGGGTTAGAAATGGTAATATAGCTGTAGGTGATATCAATAGTACTGATGTTCAGTTTGATTTGATTCGTGATTACTTAAATAATAATCACATCGTAAGTGAAGATGTTTTAATTAAAATAAAAAATATTAATGAATCGTTAAATCAGATAATACCTGAAGAAGAAGTCTATAGAAATGTTAATTGGAAACTTAAAAAGTTTGAGTTCTCTAATATGTTTAGTTATGGTGAAAATAACAAAGTAGACTTTACTAAACTAAATGGTATAGTTGGAATGTTTGCTCCAAACGCCGCTGGTAAGTCTTCTCTCTTAGATGCTCTTTCCTTTTGTTTATTTGATACGTGCACACGAGCTTTTAAGGCAGAAAATGTTCTTAACAATAAGAAAGGTGATTTCTTTTGTAAGGTTAACTTTGAGATAGATGGACAAGATTATCATATAGAACGTGTAGCTAAAAAACAAAGAAAGGGTAATGTTAAAGTAGATGTAGATTTTTATACATTCGGTGATGTTGGTGAAAAGGTTTCTATGAACGGAGACCAAAGAAGAACTACACAAAATAATATTAAAAAGGTTATCGGTTCATATGATGACTTCATCCTAACAGCTCTTTCTTCTCAAATTAAAAATTCTGTCTTTATTGAAAAAACACAAAAAGAAAAGAAAACACTTCTAGCTCAATTTATGGGATTAGAGATATTTGATAAGTTATGGGTATCTGCTACAGAGGAAATACGAGATGTATCTGCAGTTCTTAAAAACTTTAAAAAGAATGATTGGGAACGAGACTTAGCCGACATCAAAGAACAAAAAGAAGATTTTAAAAAGACACATAAAAAACTGTTAAGTGAAAAGGATGAGATTCAATCTAAAAAGAAATTAGTTGAAAGTCAGATAATAACATTAACTAAGAAACTAAAACCTACAGATAAATCAATTGGTGATATAACTAACTTAAAAGATAATAAAGAAGTATTGACAAGAACGCTAAGTGGAATAGATAATCAATTAGGTGAGGTAACTTCAAAAACTGAAAAGGTTAATGTATTAGAAAAACAAATAAGATTAAAAATAAAATATCACGAAGAACAAAAAACAAATGAAAAATTTGTTGAGAGTGAGAAACTAAATACTGAACACGATAGATTAAGTCAAGAATTATATAAACTTAAAATAGAAGTAAAAACTAAATTAGATAAAATAGAAACACTTGGTGATTTAGAGTACGATGAAGAGTGTGATTATTGTATGAAGAATCCATTTACTCTTGATGCTATAGAAACAAAAAAATTAGTTGAGGTTGATAAGGATAGAGTAAAAGAACATCTACAAAAAATGGATGATATTTCATATGAGATGAAAACGTTACCTGAATTAAGACAATCTAAATCAGACTTAGATGACAATATAAATAAACTACAACAAGTATCAACACTAATGAATGAAACTAATAGTAGTAAAGTTTTATTAGAAGAAAAACGTAAAAATGTTTTACATCAGCTAACTTCTATTGAAGAAAAAATAGTCAAGTATTATGAACAAGAAAATGATATAATGTTCAATCAACAAATAGAGAACGAAATTAAAAAAGTTGAAACCGAACTTGATGATGTAAACAATAGTCTTGATATGGTTACTGATAATGCCAATAATATGTTTGGTGAGATAAAGGTAGTGGATACTAAAAGACGAACTATCTTAGACAATATTAAAAAGGTAGAAGAACTTGAAGATAAGTATGAAGCCTATCAATTCTATCTTGACGCTGTAAAACGTGATGGTGTACCATACGACTTAATTACAAAAGCACTTCCAACCATTGAGGGTGAAGTAAACAACATTCTTTCACAACTCGTTGACTTCCAGATGTTATTTGAAATGGATGGTAAAAATATAAATAACTATATTGTATATGATGATGATAATGTTTGGCCACTTGAGTTAAGTAGTGGTATGGAACGATTTATATCAAGTCTTGCTATTAGAGTTGCATTAATTAATGTATCTAACTTACCACGAAGTAACTTCTTAGCTATTGATGAGGGTTGGGGAACGATGGATTCAGATAACTTAAACTCAGTATATAGTTTATTCCAATATCTTAAATCGCAATTTCAATTCACATTGATTGTATCTCATATAGATTCTATGAGGGATGCCGTAGATACGTTATTAGAAATTAAAAAAGAAAAAGATTATAGTAACATTAATTTTGGTTAGAATATAGTATTCTTTTCGTACATCTTTCCTTTATAAGCTCTTCAATTAGAGCATACATCTTATATCCGTGATTTTTTGAATATTCCTTAATCATATCACGAAATTCTTTTCGTATTTTAATATTTACAAATTTGTCTTCCATATAAATAAGTATAATATACATACTTTTTAATTCTTTTTTAACCACTTTATATAAATAATTTGTTTAACTAATATTTATTGTATATTAGGAGAACTATAATATGGGTGTTCTTGCTCGTAGATTAACAAAACAAAACCTCAATGAAGTTGAAGTATTCATAGATGATGTACAAAATGAATACGTAAAAGTACAGGATGTACCTGATACTTTTACACAGGGTAGAACTGTATTTAAAATACTTGGTTCTGATTTGTTAAAAGAAAATGTTCCTCTTAAAATAGAAATTTTAGATCGTAATGGTAATACAGTTTATCAACAACCAGTAAGATATCTATATGAAGACGATGGATATGGTAATAAACAACCAACTGTAGCTTTTACTTATGTTAGTGTAGAAGTATATGCACCACCAGTAAATATTGGTGGAAATGCACAATTAGTTATATTAGCTGAATTAGATGATACTAAAATTAATGTTCCACAAGAATTTATTGGTAGATATAATGTAAAATATCAAAAAACAATAAACATAGATTCCTCTGCGTCAGAAAATTTATCACCTATTTTCTTTTATAGACAACCAAAAGTAGTTGCACAAGAATTAGTAAAAAAAGCATTACTATCACCTGGAACAAACACACAAATAACAACAGTTATATCAGGTAGTGGTCTTTTTGGTGTACCGTTAAATCCAGGTCAAAAATATAATCCAGATTCATCCACAACAGACTCACAAGGCCAAGAAGAACAAGATGATGATTATGTTGATAGTGGAGATACACAAGAAAACCCAAAAGATGGTGAAAATAAAGAAGAAGCTAAAGCAGTTAAAAATCTACATAAGTATCTAACAGGTGAAGTTAAAGCTCCTGCTTTTTTTAACAAGACGGCGATAAAAGAAAATAGGGGTTCACCAGACCCACCCGTATATAAAATATTTGCAACAGGTTCAGATACCTTTAACTCTAAGATGGCTGGTGCAAGAATAAAAATACCAAAAGAAAGTATAGTAATATTCAGACCATCAGAATTTATTACTGAAGGCCCAAAGGGTGAGATTCCAAGTCAACTTGATTTACCAGGCGGTGACGCTGATTTAGAAACAGCTAATGTGGGTATAATAGTATCTGATTATACGGCTTCAATTCAAGAAGTTATATCTGATAAAGAAATACACGTAGATAAACCATTTTATTTTAAATACAAACCATTTATGGGGCAATCTACACCACCTGAAAAATATTATATTGCACCCTTTGGTAATCATACATATGTGCCTCTTTCTGTACCAGGTTCACCACGTGCAAATTTTACATCTTCATTTCAAGATATTGTATCTGTTACATCATCATTTCAATTTGACTCGTTTGTTGATATGCATATTAAAAGAGCTAGAACCTTTAGTGGAGAAGTATATAGATTAAAGGTTTCAGGTGGTAGTCAAACTCGTGTTAGTGAATTTCCTGTTTTATTAGATACAATTTTAGAATCACCACAATTATTAGTAGATACAACATCACCCTCAGGTGTATTGAGGTCAGGATATTTTCAATCTCAAGCTCACACTAACAAATATTGGGATAGTGGCTCAAATGTAACGGTTACATATCAAAATGATCCTTTTACAGATTCAGTACATCTATCAGGCAGTTACAGTCAATATGGTGAAAATGCCAGATTCAATGTAGATTCAGCTTATACATTTACTGTAGATAGAGATGTTGTTTATACATTGAGTATGGAAGTAAAGGGTAAAAAAGGCCCAAAACTACAATCTGATGGAATTGTTAAAAGAATTGCAAAGTTATTTTTTCACCTATCAGGTTCTAACATATCATTAGATGAAAATCCAAAATATAACGACTCTAAAAATTATGGTGCGACTTTAAAAGATGAATCTGGTAATACGGTTGGTTTACAACTAAAACCAAGTGATGATGATGAAAAAGATTTTCTTACAGTAAGTCATACATTTAAAGCACAATTAAAATCAAATACAGCAACAAACACGGATACAACATTTCAAATTAGAGTTGATTCTGGAGAGTGGGATATAAAAAGTATATCTCTGAGACCAGCAATGGATACTGGTTTTTCACCAGACCAATTTAAAGTTAGAGTTCCAATACCAACTGGAACTTTAAGACCTGATAAATTTACTTTTTTGTTACAATATTATGATAAAAATAATACTGAATCAGAAACTTTTACAGTTTTAAGAGATGTAGAAATATCAGGTTCTGCTTTAATGATTGATGGTGAAGATAATTTATTAGCTGGTTCTTTGTTTATAGGTGATGTACAGGGAAGTGGAATAGAAATGAAAGGTGGTTCTGCCTTTATCAGAGCTGTAGGTTATCAAGGATTCAAAAGTGCATCAGCTGGACAAGGTGGTGGATTTTTTATGTGGTCAGGTTCTGTAAAACCTGGTGGTGAGACACAAGACAATTATACAGGTGCTGGGTTAGAAATACACGATGGTAATACTGGTGTAAATGAATCATTTTTTAAGTTTAGAACCATAGATGCAGACAATAATTATAGTTCATCTTTTGATGTAAAAACTTCAAGGTTTTTCTTTGGTAATCAGTCGTCTTCATTTGTAAGTGGTTCAAATGGTAATATAGAAATAAGTGCAAGCAATCTTCACTTAACAAGACAAGGTAATATAACTGCATCAAATTTTTTAATGGAAAGTGGTGTTATAACATCAGATGTTCAAGTTTTGGGAACAGTTGCTGCTAATCAAATTTTAACACCTGCAAATATAGGTGGTGCTGCATCTAATGTTTTTAATGCATCATCTTCAATAAAAGCTGATGGACTTGCAAGATTTGTTTCTGCATCCATTGGTGGATTCCAAGTATCACCAAGTAAAATAAGGTCTTCTAATAATAATCTAATATTATCATCAAGTGGTGATATAACTGGTTCACAAGTATTATTTACAGGTGGTCAAATTGGTGGATTTACAATAGGTAATAGTACAATTAGTAGTAGTAATTTAATACTTGAAGATAGAGGTACAATAAGGTCAAAGGATTATGACCCTCGTACAACTGGTTGGATTATATCATCATTAGGAAATGGTTTTGCTGAATTTGAAAATGTGAATATTCGTGGTACACTCGCAACAACTGTTTTTGAAAAAGAACAAGTCAATGTGGTTGGTGGTCAACTATGGGTAGCTAATGCTACAACGGTTAGTGCTTCAGTACCAGCAACATCTTCTATTATACATTGTGATAATGTAAGTGCTTTTGAAAGAGGTGAAATATTATTTGCTAAAAAAGTAAATGCTACTGGATTTACAAAAGAGTTTATGAGAGTACATACTTCAAGTAGAAAGGATTTAGCATCTGATAATGACCAATCAGGTTTTCTTGTGGTAACTCGTAGTCTTGGTAATGCTACAACTGTGTCTGGTTCAAGAACAAAAATAACAGAAATAAGAACACAACCAAATGCTACACAAACAGATATAGCTGTAGATTCAAATACTGGATTTGCTCTTAATGGTAGATTGATAATGGTTGATACGGAAATAATGAAAATTACTGGGTCTACAAGTAATAACATAATACACGTATTAAGAGGTGTTGATGGTACACCTCAAACTTCACACGCAGTGGATGCTGATGTAAATCAGTTGTCTTTTGAAGCTTCTATTTTAGGTGGATTGGTATCACCAGCTGTTGAATATAATCCTGGACAAACACTTGTATCTACTGGTAAATTTATGGGTGGTACAAAAAATAACACCACGGGTAGTGGTTGGATAGAAATGAATGCAAATCCTAATTATGGAGCAACACCTTATATAGATTTTAAAGAAAGAACTGGTAGTGATATTTACGATTATAGGCTTAGAACTCGTATAGGAGATTTAAGTGGACTTCCAGATTCTGCATTAGGTGATTCAGTTGGGATAACAAGAACTCCAGGTTTTGGTTTAGCAGCTGAAAACGTATTCCTATCAGGACAGATAAAAGCTAGTAGTGGTTCTATTGGTGGCATTAAGATGGAAAATAATAAGTTATTTAATGGAGCTGGAACTCACGCAAATTCTAATACACCATTTTATATAGATAGTGCTAGTAATTTTTCTTTAGGTAATAAATTTTCTTGGGATGGAAGTAATTTAGCTTTAGAAGGTTCTATAACAATGACTGCCGCTTTAAGAGATCAAATTAGTGGTTCGTCAAATGACAAAGAGGCGAGAAGTGTAGCAAGGGGTGCTGGAGCAACTGCATCGGCATCTTTAGCTGATACAAAAGCTTCAAATAGAGCAGCTGGAGCAACTGCATCTGCATCCTTAGCTGATACAAAATCTAATCTGCGAGCACAAGGTTCTACAGCATCAGGTTCTGCAATATCATCATCAGCTGCAGCTTACGCAACTCCAGGTGTAAGAGTCGCTGCAAGAGTGGTGATAGATAATGAGGGTATGGATTTACAAGATGTAAATGGAACAAGTATTGCAGATTATGGAACTAACATAAGAATAGGAAGAAGTGGACAAGCAAGAACAGAAATCTCTGATGCCAATATTGATATGTATGATGGTGCAGATACACCAATAAAAAGAGTTAATATTAACGCCTCAGGTATTGCGTCATTTGGTGGTGCTGCTAGTACAGATGTTAGTAATACATCTACTGATGATGTAGTTAGAATACAACCAGGCACAGGAGTATTTATTTATCAGAACTCAACAGATTTTGTTAAAGTACACGCTAGTGGAATAGATGTACACGCAGGTAATGCTTCGACAGCAGCTGCTGAATTTGGAACAACCATTACACTTCGTGGTAATAATAGTAACGATGATAAAATTGCAATAAGTTCAGGTGGTATCACTCTTACAGAAGGTGGTAACGACAGAGTTACAATGTCAAGTAATGGAGTATTGGTTGGTCGAACAGGAAGTGGTAATAAAAATGTTAATATAACTGATAGTGGTATAGCTTTAAGAAATGATACTACTGATATTATATCTATATCAGGAGCTGAAATTATTGTTAGTGGTAGTATTCTTGAAAAATCAAAATTATTTGGTGATGGTTCAGATGGAGTTGTTGCTATAACATCAAACACAAGTCTTACTAGAGATATGTATTACAAAGATTTAACAGTAACGAGTTGTTTTTTAACTACAAATGGTTATAGGGTTTTCGTAAAAGATACATTACACCTTAATGCTGCAACAATTAGAAATAATGGTTCAGGTGGTTCAACTGGTGGTGCAAGTGGTGGAAATGGTGGTTCTGGTGGGCCAGGTGGAAGTTTACAGGCTGGAACAGCTGGTTCAAGGGGTGGAGCTGGTGGTTCAGGAGATACCTTTCGCGGAGGAGGCGGAGGCGGAGGAGGTGGTTCAGGTGGAATCGTCTTTATTTATGCAAGAGTATTACAAGAAACTGGAACAGGAACAATTACCTCTACAGGCGGAACTGGTGGTCAAGGTGGTAGTAGTGCTGAAGTTTAACAAATATAACATAGGAGAATAGATATGCCTAGAGGAGCATCGGGTGGAACTGGTGGTACAGGAGCAACATCAACCGCTGTAACAAAATTAGGAAGTATAGACCCACACATCGTTATGATGATGCGTGATGTAATGGATTCAGCCACCACTGCAATACCATTAAAGGTGTGTGCTGGAGCTCCTGGTGGAGGTGGAGGCGGTGGTGATAATACTGGAGCTGGTGTAGCTGGAACAGCTGGAGTCGCTGTTTCTAATTGTATTGCAAGTAATAATAGTGTAGCTGGTGGTGCTGGTGGAACTGGGAATGAAGATAGTGCTGGTGGAAAAGGTGGTGGTGGAGCTGGTGGAAATGGTGGAGTGATTGTATTATGTACGACAACTATAACGAATCCATTTACGATGAACTTAACAGGTGGTGCTGGTTGAGCAGTAGGAGCGTCTGGTGGAGCAGATGGTGTAACAGCTGGGGGAAGTGGTAACGCTGGAACTGCAATTACAATTTTAATTTAATAGAAAAAAATATATTGTTATATGACAATTTAATAAACTATTTATTATATAAATGAAACACAGTAAAAAACTAAATAAGTTAAGTTATCCTTTTAATGCCCCCAAAGAAAAAGAAACTATTAGGATATCATTAGCAAGTCCAGCTCTTGGTGATACTATAGCTTGGATTCCAGTTATAGAACAATTTAGAAAAAAATATAAATGTAAAGTTATTGTAAAGTGTGAACATATTCAATTATTTAAAAAGTCATACCCAAATATAAATTTTGAAAATTTTACACACGGAAATGATTTTGAAGCTAATTACACCATTGGATATTTCTTTTCTAAAAATGGTTATGACCAAACGATTCATTACAAGAACCCATATGAAATGCCTTTACAAAATGTAGCATCCGATATACTTGGACTTGAATACAAAGAGATAAAACCTAAAGTTGATATTTTAGATAGAAAACCTAATATATTGGGTAAGTATGTTTGTATAGGAACAAAAGCAACGGCTCAAGCTAAATTTTGGAACAATGATAAAGGTTGGCAAGAAGTTGTTGATTTTTTACGAAGTATTGATTACAACGTTGTATGTATTGATAATAACAGAGGATATGGAGTGCCTGGCTCATATAATTATGCTCCAAAAAATATTATAGATAAAACAAATGGTGGTCTTGATTTAGAAGATAGAATTATAGATTTAAAATATGCAGATTTTTTTATAGGACTTGGTTCTGGATTATCTTGGTTATCTTGGGCAGTTGGAACTCACACATTTATGATATCAGGTTTTAGTGAGCCTTGGGCTGAGTTTAAATCAAATATAACAAGGATATCACAAACCAACTCTGATGTTTGTAGTGGTTGTTTCAATGATGTAAATAGTAATTGGTTTAATGATATGAAAACGGACTTCTTATGGTGTCCAGAACATAAAGATACAGATAGACAGTTTGAGTGTACAAAAAAAATAAGTAGTGAACAAGTAATTGGTGAAATAAAAAAATGGTTAAAATTAAAAAACAAACTTTAATTTATCATTTATACCCATAATTGATATTTATATATGAGTATATACGAAATTCTTAAACAAATTATTAATATATTAGGGAGTAAACCTATGAAAAGTGATAAAACTTTAACCACATTTGATGAGATAATTCAAATTACACTTGACCACGAAGGTGGTTATGTTCACGACCCGACTGATTTAGGTGGCGAAACTAATTTTGGTATAGCAAAACGATTCTATCCTGACGTAGATATTAAGAACCTTACAGAAGAAGGTGCTAAAGAAATCTATAAAAGAGATTATTGGGATAAGAATAAAGTAGATGAATTAACTGATGATTTAAAACATATCTTTTTTGATATGTGTGTGAATCAAGGTAGAGGAACTGCAGTTAAGATTTTACAGAGAGCAATCAATGGTAAAGGTGGTGATTTAAAAGTCGATGGTGGATTCGGGCCTGGTACAAAAGGTGCGTTAGAAAAATACAAACCATCTACAGATAGAGTTCGTTGCTATAGATTAAAACACTATTACGATTTAGTTAATAAAAAACCAGAACAAGAGAGATTTATTTACGGTTGGTATAAAAGAGCCTTGTCTGTATAATGAACAAATTAACCAAATGGTTAACTAAACCTTTTTTAGAAGAGGATATCAAACTACCAGTAAAGGTTGGTGATACTATTCTTGTTGGTAAATTCAAAAACAAGAAAATGATTGTCAAAGATATTGGTAAAGACCAACACGGTATGCCAACTATCAATGGTAGAAAAGCAACTACATTCAGAATCCCTAAAAAAGACGACACAAAAATAATCAATAGTAAAAAAAGACCAGATGTTACAGAGGGTGTAAACGATCCTGGCATATTTAAAGCAGTTTTTTTAGCTGGTGGGCCAGGTAGTGGTAAGACTTATGTAGCTAAACAACTATTTGGAATACCTGAAAGATTCAATATTAGTATGAGTGGTTTAAAGATGGTAAACTCGGATAAAGAGTTAAAGTTTCTTTTAAATAAGTTTGGATTCGGTACAGATTTAGATAAGATGCCTGATGAGTTATTTAGTCAACTTACAAATCCAAAAGATAAAGATTATAGTGGGTTAAGAACATATAGTAAAGAACTTACAAAACAAAGAATGAAACAATATCAGGCTGGTAAGTTAGGTATGATTATAGATGGCACTGGTCACGACTTTGGTAAACTTGCTAAAATGAAAAGAGAATTACAAGAAGATGGTTATGACACCTATATGGTATTTGTTAACACAACTTTAGAAGTTGCACAACAGAGAAACCAAGAACGAGATAGAATATTACCACCAGATTTATTAGAAAAAAGTTGGAAAGATGTTCAATCAAATTTAGGTAAGTTTCAAAATCTTTTTAAACAAAACTTTTTAATTGTTGATAATTCTAAATTTTTAAAACCAAAACAAGCTCAAAAGAAATTTGCATCCTTAGTTAGAAAGGGTGTGAGTAAATTTGTAAAGTTACCTATAAAAAATAAACTAGCTAAACGTTGGATTAAAAAACAACAAATACTAAAAAGAAAAGGACTTTCAGAATCACTACCAACTAAAATAAAAGATAAGTTTAAAAAATTAAAAAATAAACCTGAAACAGATGCAGGTAAAGATTTTTCACAACATCATAAATATTCTATGAGTGCTGATAGTATGGGTAATTGGTCAGAACCAGATACATATGATTTTGATGATGATGATAAAGAAATAGGTGGTAATCAAAATGAAAAACCAAATAAAAAGAAAAAAGGTTATGAACCTGTAGAAGAAGCACCAAGAGTTCCAAGAAAAAAAGGACAACACAGAGGTTCTAAATCCCATTCAGATTTATACACAGATGAGAATCCAAAAGGTACAATAAAAGGATTGAAGTTTGCTACGGTAAAAGATGCTAAAGCTTCTGTAAGTAAAATAAAAGGTAGTGGTAAGTCTCATGCTCACAAAATACAAGCTGCTGTTGCTATGGAACAACGAGCAAAAGAGATGGGTAAAGCATCTCAAGCGGCAGTATATAGAGCTTTCATCAATAAAATGAAAAAGAAAACTAAGAAGAAGAATGAAACTACCATTCCATCACCAAGTCGTAAAGGTGTTGCTAAGATGAAGAAAAAAGGTCACACTTCAGTTCCCTATGGTAGTGGTTATAAAAAAGTTAATGAAGCTTTTGCAGTCAGAGGTAATAAAGTAGAGAAGTTTATAACTGGTAAGAATCTTACACATAAGGGTAGAAAGTATAAAGAGATAGAATTTGAAACTGTTAAAGTTGATAATCCTAAAAAAATGGTTACACTAAGAATCTTATCACCTAAAAATTTATTTGGTCAAGAAGTACCTGTAAGATTTCAAACACTTAGAAGAGGCCCTTTTCTTAAAACAGATACGGGTAAAAAACTAAAAGAACAAAAAGAAATTAAAAAAATAGTTGGTGTATATGGTGGTAGATTTCAACCATTTGGCCCACATCATAAAAAAACTTATGAGTGGTTAAAGAAAAGAGTAGATGACGCTTACATCACTACATCTAATATAAAACAACCACCAAGACATCCAATGAACTTTAAAGAAAAAGTTCGTCATATGACAAAGATGGGTGTACCAAAAAATCGTATCATAGAAGAGAAGTCACCTTATGTAGCTAAAAACGTATTAAAGAAATATGACAAAGATACCACCGCGGTAATTTATATTTTTGGTAAAAAAGATGCTGGTAGATTATCAGGTGGTAAATACTTTCAAGATTATAAGAAAAACAAAAATAATATCAATGGTTATGAAGATAATGGATACGTTCTTACAGCACCTCACGTTTCTGTTAGTGTAGGTGGTAAAGAAGTTAGTGGCACAGTAATGAGACAATTACTTGGTTCACCTGACTATGAAAAAAATAGAGAAAAGTTATTTAAAACATCTTTTGGATACTTTGATAAAGGTATCTATAATATGATGACTAATAAATTTAAAAAATTATTTGAATCTATAGATGAGTTTTTAATTAAAAATGATATAAGTAAACTTTTAAAAGAAAGTAGTTCAACAGTAACATCACCAACAGATGACGGCCCACCAACATTTTATAAAGGATTTAGTGATTATAAAAAATTCTCTAAAAAATGGATAGATGATATGTATGCTGGAGCTGGTTGGGAAGTACTACAATACATTTTAGGAAAACACGCTATAAACCCTGATTATGATTATACTCTTAAATATAATACAGTGCCTGCAGTAGCATATGGTAGAAAACAATCTGGTGATTATGGTACTAGATTTGGAGTTAATAGTCCCATTGACTCTTATAAAAATCAAATAGAAAATGTTATTTTAAAAAATTTAGGGTATACAATAATAAAATGGATGGGTATAACGCCCGATGGTAAAAATTATACAGGTGTAGAAGTAGAAACTCCAGTACTACCTGGTATCGGTAAAGATAATGTGGGAAATACTGAATTAGATAAGTTAGATTTAAAAGAACGAATTAATTTAGATGATTATGTAAAACTTATTACAGAAGATTGGTGGACTGATATGTCGGCTAAAGCACAACAACAATATTTAAGTAATCATCCAAACAGTCCAAAGGCAATAGAACTAGCCAATCCATCTGGTAAAGAACCAAGAGATTCTAAAAAAAATAGTGATTCTTCTAAAAAAAGAATGGATAAAATCAAAAGTTTTGGTAAAGACCCACACGGTAATCTATACTTAGGTGATGAAGAAGTTGGTTACGAACCAAAAGTTCACAAAGCTCAATACGTAACCGAAGATGAAAATAGTATGGTTATTGGAACACCTCATATGAGTGATGATGACCCAAAGGCTGGTGAGTTTGTAAAGAAACAAGTAGTTCCAATGGTTCAAGATTTTATAAAAAAGCACGGAGCAGAAAACGTAGTGTTTTTAGGAGAGGGTGGACAAGGTGATGGACACAATTACCACGAGGGTACAGAACAAGAACTTATTGGTAAGATGGTTGAAAAAGCAGGTGGTAGTGTTGATACTTGGGATGGTAAATACAACGAACACACTAATCAAGATGCACCAATCTATAAGGACTTAGCCAAAAAGATGAATGCTACACCATCACAAATGACAGGTGCTATGTATGCATTTTTAGTAGGACAAGGTGATAACCCTAAAGAAGCTACGTATCTAACAGATGAAGGTAAGCAATATCTAAAAGATAATGGGTATAAAGGTAAGTTTCCACCAAGTGGTGAAGAAGTAAAACAACTATTCAATCAAAGTTTTCCTGAAGATACAGGTAAAGCTGGTTCAACCACATTAGGTGAAGCTCAGTTAGCTTGGAATCAGTTGAGACGAGATAATATGGCTGAGAAGATGGAAGATTATAAAAAACAAGGTAAAAAAGTCTTAGTGGTTCCAGGTGCTACTCACGGAAGTGCAATAAACTCACAATCAAAAAAACAAAAAAAAGAGATTAAAGAACACTTATTATTAGAAGGTGGAGCATACGGACATATGAATCATCCGTTTGACGACAAAAACATTACATTTTCAGATTTAAAACAGATAATTATTAATGGGCTAGGTGGGAATTTAAATAGAGAAGATGGTGTTACTGAAAAACTTGACGGACAAAACCTAATGATTAGTTGGGTAAACGGTAAATTAGTTACGGCACGAAACAAAGGACAACTAAAAAACTTTGGAGCAACGGCAATGGACACAGCAAGTGTTGCTTCTAAGTTTGCAGGTAGAGGTGATATAAAAAACGCGTTTGTTTTTGCTATGAAAGATTTGAGTAAAGCAGTAAGTTCTTTGTCGGATAAACAAAAAGAAAAAGTTTTTGGTAACGGAAAACGGTGGATGAACCTTGAGGTTATATATCCAGCTTCAGCTAATGTGATTGATTATGACAAAACTGAAATTATATTTCACGGAACATTAGAATATGATGAAAGTGGTAGAGCTATTGGACAACCTAAAGATTCAGCTCGCATATTAGCTGGTATGATTAAACAAGTTAATCAAAACGTACAAAAAAAATATTCAATTGGTAAACCAAATTTTTTACAAATACCAAAAGTACAAGATTTTGGAAAAAAGAAAAAAACATATTTAGGTAGACTAAAAAAATTACAAAATCAATATAAATTAAAAGACAATGATACGTTAGCTAAATATCACCAATCATTTTGGGAAGAGTTTATCTTTAATGCATCTAAACAATATAAATATAAAATACCAAATCGTGTTTTAGTTAACTTAACTAAGAGATGGGCGTTCTTTGATAAATCATATAAGATTCCAACGATACGAAAAGATATAGATAATGAGAAGTTTCTTGATTGGGTTTTATCATTTGATAAAAACGACCATCAAAAATGGGTAAAACAAAATATGAAACCATTTGAGGTTTTATTCTTTGATGTTGGTGCTGAGATATTAAAAAATATTAGTGGTTACTTAGTTGCGTCACCAAAAAAAGCAGTGCAAAAAATAAGAAAAGACGTGATTAACGCAATTAAAACTGTTAAAAGTGGTGGTGACATAAAAAAAATACAAACATTAAAGTTACAATTAGATAAATTAGAAAAAATTGGTGGTTTATCTTCAATAGTTCCATCAGAAGGAATTGTATTTAAGTACAAAGGTAAAACATATAAGTTTACTGGTGCTTTTGCTCCAGTCAATCAAATATTAGGTTTATTAAATTTTTAGGAGTTACAATGGCTAGAAGTAAAGAAAATGTAAGAGAGAATAAAGCAATGCAATCTATCTTACGAGGTGAAAATCCTGAAAAAAGAATTATGGTTGGATATGATACCAATAAGAAACCAAGTGGTGACCAAATTGATAGACTATCTGATATTATGAAAGAAGCTAGAATGCCTTGGTTTTGTCCATCTTGTAAAGTAGTGATGAAAAAAAGATTGGACAATAAAACTTGGGCTGTACACAATCATTGTTTTGATTGTCAGGTTGATTTTGAAAATAAACTTCGTATTGATGGTAAGTATGATGAATGGAAAGATAATAAAATAAAAGAAAATAAATTATCTTGGATAAAAGAACAAAAAGAAAAATTAATAGAATTTTCAAATCAAAAAACACCAGAATATCTTTTACAAAATAGACCTGATGGGTATTCGGTAGATAAAGAAAAATGGTCTGTAAATAGTAAAGAATTAAAAGAAAAAGCAAAAGAAGCTTTTGAATACCTCGATAAATTAGAAGAATCTTTAAGTTGATATATTTATTTAATGGTAAGAGAGAGCAAAATATACATAATTTCTGGTAGAAATATAAAAAAAATTATTTCTTTATTAAATGACCTACGTAATGTAGCAGTTGAATATTCTCATTTAAAAGATGAAGATTCTACAGAAGTTGAAGAAGTATATGAAGATTTAATATCAAATATTCTTAAATCAGATTCTTTTGAGGATATTGAATTTGAAGATTTAATAGGTGAATACACCTTTGATAAAATGTTAAAAAATGTTGGATTAACAACAAACAGGAGAAAATAGATGGCAACTATAAAAGCTGGTTCTGTAGGTAGAACCGATATATCTAGTCGTAGTGGTTCTATAGATCGTAGAGACAACGCTCAATTTAAAAGTGTTGTTATTGTTAGTGGAAGTGCAGGTGGTGCTCAGATAGATTACTTTGCTACGGGTTCACAAAATGGCTCTAAAGGATTTATAGTAGAAGTGGCTGGAAATACAGTAATAACACCAATTAAAGGTGGAAGCATTGTTGCAGGAAATATTACTGCAAAAGAACTTTACCCAATTGGAGTTCAGAGAGTTAGTGGGAGTGGAAGAGTAGCAGTAGTATATTAGTATGAAACGCAATACACAAGGACAACTTAAAGACGTAATTAAACAAGAGTATGTAAAATGTGCTGCTGACCCAGTATATTTTTTAAAAAAATACTGTTTGATACAACATCCAATAAAGGGAAAAATACCATTTCATCTTTATCCCTTTCAAGAAAAAACGGTTGAGGATTTTGTACAGAGTAGATTTAATATTATCTTAAAAGCTCGTCAGTTAGGTATTAGTACCTTAACTGCTGGATATTCTTTATGGATGATGACATTTCATCAAGATAAAAATATCTTAGTAATTGCTACTAAACAAGAAGTAGCAAAAAACTTGGTAACAAAGGTTCGTGTTATGCACGCAAACTTACCGAGTTGGTTAAAACAAAAATGTGTTGAAGATAACAAATTAAGTTTGAGATACAAAAATGGTTCTCAAATAAAAGCTGTATCAAGTGGTGAGGATGCTGGTCGTTCAGAAGCTTTGTCTTTATTGATACTTGATGAAGCGGCGTTTATTGATAGAATTGATAGTATATGGGCTGCAGCATCACAGACCTTATCAACAGGTGGTCAATGTATTGCACTTTCCACACCAAATGGTGTTGGTAATTGGTTTCATAAAACTTGGATGGATGCTGAAGACCACTTAAATGATTTTAATTTTATTAGACTTCATTGGACGGTTCATCCAGATAGAGAACAAGAATGGAGAGATGAACAAGACGCTCTATTAGGGCCTTCGTTAGCGGCTCAAGAATGTGATTGTGACTTTATAACCTCTGGTCAAAGTGTAGTAGATGGTATTATTTTAGAAGAATATAGAACTACACAAGTTAAAGAACCAATGGAGAAACGTGGTATTGATTCAAATGTTTGGATATGGGAGCCACCAAATTATACAAAAGACTATGTGGTATGTGCTGACGTTAGTAGAGGTGATTCAACAGACTATTCTGCATTTCATATTTTAGATGTAGAAAGTTTAGAACAAGTAGCTGAATATAAAGGTAGGATGTCTACTAGAGATTATGGTAATCTTTTAGTTAATATGGCAACCGAATATAATAATGCATTACTTGTTATTGAGAACAACAACATTGGTTGGGCTACAATCCAACAGGTGATTGATAGGGAATATGAAAACCTATTTTATATGAGTAAAGATTTACAAGTGGTAGATGTTCACAAACAAATTAATAATAAAATTAATAGAACTGAAAAACAACTTATACCAGGATTTACAATAACTTCTAAGACAAGACCATTAGTTGTGTCTAAGTTAGAAGAATTTTTTAGAGAAAAATTAGTGACGGTTCATTCACAAAGATTAATAGATGAACTGTTTGTATTTATATATAATGGTAGTAGGGCAGAAGCTATGAGTGGGTACAATGATGACCTAGTAATGTCTTACGCTATGGGATTATGGATACGAGAAACGGCTCTCAGATTAAGAGCTGAAGGCGTAGAATTACAAAAAAAAGCAATGAGTAGTATAACATCTAATCAAGGTGTTTATACACCAACAAATAACCAAAATGATTCTTGGACTATGGAAGTAAATAAAAAACAAGAAGATTTAACTTGGTTAATTAAGTGAGGTAAAAAATGGCTGACACAAGTCTATTTGGTAGATTACAAAGATTATTCTCTACCAACGTAATAGTAAGAAATGTAGGTGGTAAACGATTAAAAGTTGCCGATACAAGTCGTACGCAATCAATATCAAAAAACAATCTAGTTGATAGATATCAAAAAATATTTACGGGTGCAGGCCTAAGTGGATATTCAGATTCACTATTAACAAAATCATTAAGATTAAATCTTTTTAAAGATTATGAAGCAATGGATAGTGATGCTATAATTTCTTCTGCACTTGACATATATTCAGATGAGTCTACTATGAAATCAGAATATGGTGAAGTATTACTAATTAAATCTGATAACGAACAGATAAAACAAATATTACATAATTTATTCTATGATATATTAAATATTGAATTTAATCTATGGCCTTGGATTCGTAATATGTGTAAGTATGGTGATTTCTTTTTAAAATTAGAAATTAATGAAAAATATGGTATTACAAATGTTGTACCCATGTCTGTATATGACGTTTCAAGATTAGAAGGTTTAGACCCTGAAAATCCAGAGTATGTAAAATTTTTAGTTGAATCAACAACAAGTGAACATAGATATAAATCAGAAAAATCTGCTACAAGAGAAGAGTTAGAAAATTATGAAGTTGCTCACTTTAGATTATTGTCTGATTCTAATTATTTACCGTATGGTAAATCACAAGTTGAAGGTGGCCGTAAGATTTATAAACAATTAACTCTTATGGAAGACGCTATGTTAATACATCGTATTATGAGAGCACCAGAAAAAAGAGTATTTAAATTAGATATTGGTAACATTCCACCAAATGAAGTTGACAATTATATGCAACAAGTTATTAACAAAATGAAAAAAGCACCAGTTGTTGATGAGACCACAGGTGATTATAACTTAAAATATAATATGCAAAATATAACGGAAGATTTTTTCTTACCAGTTAGAGGTGGTGATAGTGGAACAAGTATTGAGTCAATGCCTGGTTTAACCTATGAAGCGACAGAGGATATTGAGTATTTAAAAAATAAATTACTATCAGCTCTTAGAATACCTAAAGCGTTTTTAGGTTTTGAAGACCAAATTGGTTCAAAGGCAACATTAGCAGCAGAAGATGTTAGATTTGCAAGAACTATAGAAAGAATACAAAGAATTGTAGTTAGTGAATTAACTAAAATTGCAATTGTTCATTTGTATGCACAAGGATATACAGACGCAGATTTAGTTGATTTTGAATTAGGATTAACTAATCCATCTACAATATATGAACAAGAAAAAATTGAGTTATGGAATAATAAAACACAATTAGCATCTTCAATGTTACAAGATGGTTTAGTATCTTCAGAGTGGATTTATAAAAATATATTTGGATTTACAGAAGAACAAATTCAAAAAGAAGATGATGGTATTGTTTTTGATTATAAAAATAAATTTAGACGACAACAGATAGAATCTGAGGGTAATGACCCAGCTAAAAGTGGAGAATCTCAAGGAACGCCATCAGATATGGCTATGGGTAGAACAGGTCACGAATTAGATGACAAAGGTGGAGCACCAGAAGGTGGATTTGAAGGTGCAGGTCGTCCTAAAGAAGCAAATAAATATGGAAAAGATAGTGGTGCAAGAGGGAGAGACCCACTTGGAGCTCACGATATGAAAAAAGGTGGAAGTGGTTCTCCTAAGTATGGTAAACCATTAGCTCTATCACACTATGACAAACTAAAAAAATCAATGAAATTTGGTAATACTGACGCAAAAATTATTAATGAGGCATCTGAAGTTGAAGAAGTATACAAAAATGAGGTAACTTCTTTAACCAAAGATAAATCAAATGACTAATTATTGTTTAACTTTATATTTATTTATGAGTAAATATAATTAAATATTGGAGTATTTTGTAATGGCTCGGAAATTAAAGCATTCTAAAATAAAGAATACAAGTATTCTTTTTGAATTATTAACAAGGCAGATAACAGCAGATGTATTAGCCGGAAAAAGTACTAAATCAGTTAAAATTGTAAAGAAATATTTTAACGAAGATACAGAATTGGGTAAAGAACTTCAATTGTATCGTCTATTATCAGAAAAACACTATGAATCTGAAAATCGTGCAAATGATTTAGTAACTATTGTATTAAAATCAAGAAAAAAATTAAGTAATTCTAAACTTCGTAATGAAAAATATAACTTAATTAAAGAAATAAAAGAAAATTATAATTCAAATGACTTTTTTAATGGTCGTATTTCAAATTATAAACTTTTAGCTTCTATCTATAATACATTCCAAGCAGAAACTGTAGATGAAACATTTAATCCAGAACAAACTGTTAATGCTAAGTTTACTATTTTAGAACACATTACAAGTAAAAAAATTAGTAATAAAGAAGTTAAAGCACACGTTCTTAAAGAGTATAACAAAACAGATAAAGATTTAAGATTGCTTGCCTATCAAATTCTTGTTGATAAATTTAATACAAAGTATAAAACACTTAATGAATCACAAAGAAACTTACTTAAACATTATATTAATAATGTTAGTAACACAAATTCTTTGAGAGAGTTTGTTGATACTGAATCATCTAAGATTAAAAAAGAATTAAAAAAACATTTACCAAAAGTTAATGATACTATTACTAAAATAAAATTAACAGAAGCTGTTAACCAAATGGATAACATAACAAAAGGTAAAGTAGTTAATGAAAAACAGGTTCTAACACTAATGAGATATTATGAATTAGTTAAGGAGATAAAAAATGTCCACACCTCTTAAAAAATTAGAAGCCTTAGTAAGAGAATTAATTAAAAAAGAATTAGAAGAAGTATCTGTAACCGGTAATCTTGACGGTGGTGCAGGGCCTCCAAAAACACCATATGCTTTTAGTGGTAAACGTAAAAAAGATAAAGAAAAAGAAAAAAGAATAGCTACAGCTGGTGGATATATGAAAGTTAAAGAAGCAAAATTTCACGTAAAGGTGGGAGATTTAGGTAGTGTTATAGTTGACGCTAGTGGTAAAGGTGAAGCTAAAATGATAGTCGCTAAAAAACTAAAGGGTGGTGTTAAAGCTATTACAAGTGTAACCAGAGTTCAAGCTGGTAAAGCAAAACAGATTGATAAGAAACTTGAAGCTCATATACCATTTCATCCTGCTGGGAAAAAAACAACTATTGGAGATGAACCAGAAGAAAAAAGAAAAAAAGAATCTGTATCTGAAGGTCATTACCATAATTACAGAAATGATGAATCTTTATCTGCAAAACAAAAAATTGGTTACTCGATGAGAGAAGTTCGAGATAAATTAAACGAGTTGGATAAACTTGTTAAAATGAATGTGAGATTGAAAAACGAAATAGGTGTTGATTCTAAAACCTATTGGAAAAACACTCACGGAGCTATGAAAAAAATTAGTGAAAGGTTAGTAAAACTAGCAAATAAAGTCGGTCAACTTTACTAATCTTATTATGAAACCATCTTGGGATAAAGATGGACTTAACTTTTTAGGTAGATTGTTAAGTCTATCCAAGTTAAAAAAACGTTGGCTCATCGAAGAGACAAAAGTAAAAGGTGAAGAACCAAATAAAGTCGAAACTATTTTTTTTATAGATAGGTGGATAAAAAAACTAGAAGATTTAAAAAACGAAATAATTAAAACACGGAGTTAAATGTGAAGAACTTAATAGTAGATTACTTACCATTTGAAATAAAACCAGAACAGATTAACGAATCAATGAAAGAAAACAATGGTAAGTTAATTGTTCGTGGTATATTACAACGTGCTGAAGCTAAGAATCAAAATGGTAGAGTTTATCCTCGTGAGATTTTACAACGTGAAGCTAAAAAGTACACAAAAGAATTTATATCAGAACGAAGAGCTATGGGAGAACTTGACCATCCAGAGAGTTCAGTAGTTAATTTACAAAACGTATCTCATAATATTAAAGATATGCATTGGGAAGGTGATAACCTTTTAGGTGAAGTTGAAGTATTAGGTACACCAAGTGGTAATATATTAAAAGAATTATTTAAAGCAGGAATTAAGTTAGGTATCTCTTCAAGAGGTATGGGTTCAGTAGAAACTGTTAGTGAATCTAATGGTGACGAAGTAACACAAGTTCAACCAGATTTTGAACTTATAGCATTTGATTTTGTTTCCAATCCATCTACACACGGAGCGTTCATGCATCCAGCTGGTGTAAATGAATCTGTAGATAAAAAGGTAACAATGGGTAGAACTTGTGGTGATTATTGTAAGGTAGAATCAATCATCAATGATATTATGAGGGGTTAATGATGGCTAATTATAAAAATATGATGGAAAAATGGAAAGATTGGAGACTTGACGAAGATACATCTCTAAAAATTTCAGAAGATAAAATCAAAATGGGATTTGCTGGATTTGACAATTACTTTAAAACTATCGAAGGACATATGGCAAGTGTGGGTCGTAGTCTAAAGACTTTAATTAAAGATTTAGCTCAAGATACAAAAGATGGTGATGCTGATTACAAAAAACAAGTAAAAGAATTACAATCGTTCTATAAAAAATATGTGACTGAGATGGATGTAAAATTTAAGCAATTTAAAAGGAAAAACACGTGATTATTAAATTAAAAAAAATATTATCAGAAGGATATGTATGGGATAGAAAATTTGGTGAACCACTTCCTACTTTAGAGGATGTAATGAAAGAAGCTGAAGTAGATGATGATACGATTTTAAAATATAAAGATAAAGATGGTGAGTCTCAAGAAATGACTGCTGGTGCAGCTAAGAAAATGGATAAAGACCATCCAGCAAAACAAGCATGGGATAACCTGGCAGATAAAGGTGGAGAAGAAGAACCAAAAGGTAAAGGTCTTGAACCTGATGATTTTGAAAGAGATTCTGATGATAGTGAACCAAAAGGTGATGAAGAACCAGATAGTAAAGAAAAAGTATCTAAAATGTCAAGAAAAGAATTAGCTAACTTTGATGACGAACCATTTTCTAATGATGACGATAGAACATATTTAGGTTCAGATGATTATGACCCCGAAGATGATTCGTTTGAGTCTCCTAATTTAGATGGTTTAGAAGATATGGATAAAACAACTCTTAAACAAAAATTTATGGATTTACAAGCTCATAAACAAAAGATGGAATATGATATAGAAGATGCTGACAGTCAAGGCGACACAGATTGGGAAAAAGAATCTCAGGATATGCGGAGTACTGCAGTCAAAAATCAAAATAAAATTCTACAATTACTAAAACCTCAAATGCCAACGACTGGTATGAGTGGTAGAAGTACACGTGGTGGAATAGGAATAAGAGATTCAGTAGAAATTAATGGTAAAAAATATAAAAAAGTTAAAGAAGAAAAAAAAATTACAGATAAACATTCTCTAAGAGAAATGTTTGAAAGAATCAGTAAAAAATAAAGTTTAATTACTTTAAAAAGGAAAATGATGATAAAATTAAAAAATATACTTAGTGAAAACGTTTGGGATAGAAAGTTCGGTGAACCGTTACCTACATTATCATCAGTAATAGAAAAACATAATGATTGTGATTGTGGTGGTACTTGTTGTGGAGTTAAAGAAGCAGTGGTAACTGAAGGTCCAGATGACGTTAGAAAATCTAAAAAAGAATTACAGAGAATTATGAAAGCTGAAGCAAAACTTCGTGAAAGGATGATGAAGTTAGAACAAATTTTCTTATCTGACCCACGACCAGAAAATATGAAAATAGCAAAAGATATAAAAGCATCGTATAAAAAACACGTAACTACATTTATGAAAGATGTTGTTTCATACGTTAAAAAAATGAAATAATGATTAAGTTAAAAAAACTAATTAAAGAAAATGTTTGGGATAGAAAGTTCGGTGAACCTCTTCCAAAGTTAC